CGAAAAGAGTTTCCCCATAAATTTAACGATGGAGGGGAGGTAAGTCGACCGAAGCAAAAAGTTGCATCGGTTGTACGAAAATCGTCCACTGGACGCCGCACTGTGAGACTCACACCTTCACAAGTTGCTATCGCAAAAAAACTTGGTGTGCCCTTGGAAGAATACGCAAAACACGTGAAGGAGGCGTAAATGAATACTGAAACACAAAAAGTTGAAAAACTTAAAAAGACCTCACGCAAAGCTGAAACCCGTGAAAAGGTTGCTCGTAAAAGAGGATGGGTTCCTCCATCAAACTTAGAGGCACCAGAACCACCTGAAGGATTTCACCACAGATGGGTTCGAGCAGAATTTAGAGGCGAACAAGATGAAAAAAACATCATGGGCCGTCTTCGTTCTGGTTACGAATTTGTCATGTTAAGTGAGTATCCTGATCGATTAGACTTACCGTCTATCGCTGAAGGTAAATATAAAGGTGTTATAGGAGTTGGTGGGTTATTATTAATGAGATGTCCGATCGAGGTCAAAGAAGATAGAGACGCTTACTTCAGGCGCTTAACCGATGATCAGATGGCTTCAGTAGATAATGATCTAATGAAAAACGAGCATCCAAGCATGCCGATCTCAAAAGAGAGGCAAAGCAGAGTAACCTTTGGTGGAAAAAAAGACTAATTAGTAGGATTTTTGACCTCCAAAACTATTAAAGGATGACAATATGGCAAATATTGATAGCGCATTTGGTTTAATTCCAATTGCAAAAGTTGGTCAAAATCCAAATAATGGTGGTTTAACTCAATACTCAATCGGTGACAATCAAAGCACAGCTATTTTTACAGGGGACCCCGTTACATACAAAAACGATGGAACTGTTGAAGTAGGCACTGCTAGCACTGCATTTTGTGGCGTGTTTAGAGGATGTTTTTATACTGATCCCTCTACAAGTAAACCAACATGGAGACCTTACTTTCCTGCAAGCACATCACCTGGTGATGCTGTAGGATTCATAGTAGATGACCCACAACAATCATTTATAGCTCAACAAGACTCTGATTCAGTTAATCTTGTTGCAGCAAATTTAAACGAAAACTGTAATCTAGTTTTCGGAGCTGGTAATACCGTTACGGGTGTTTCTGGTGTTGAAATAGATTCAAGCAGCAAGAATACTACTGCTACTCAAGTGAGATTAATTAGTTTTTGGGATGTCCCAAGCAACGATAAAACTGCTAATAACAGTGTTTTCGTAGTTAAAATTAATAATCACCAACTTATGGGTGGTACTGGTACTCAAGGCGTATAGGAATAGGAGAATAGAAAATGGCAATTAATAGAGCCCAGCTCGCCAAAGAGCTAGAACCTGGACTAAACGCATTGTTTGGACTAGAGTACAAAAGATACGAAAATGAGTCTGCTGAAATTTTCAGTCAAGAATCTTCTGACAGAGCTTTTGAAGAAGAAGTAATGTTAGTAGGTTTTGGTGAAGCAGCGGTAAAACCAGAAGGGTCTGCAGTAGCATTTGATACTGCAAAAGAATCTTTCACTGCAAGATACGTTCACGATACAATCGCATTAGCGTTTGCGTTAACGGAAGAAGCAGTAGAGGATAACCTTTATGACACTTTATCTGCTCGTTACACTAAAGCTTTAGCAAGATCTATGGCTTACACTAAACAAGTAAGAGGAGCGAATGTGTTAAACAATGCATTCTCAACTACTGGTGGTGATGGTGTTACATTAGCTAGCACAGCACACCCAACTACTTTTGGTGGCACTTTCTCAAACAGAAGTGCAACAGATGCAGATTTAAACGAAACCTCATTAGAACAAGCGATGATTGATATTGCTGGTTTTATCGACGAAAGAGGACTAAAAATTGCAATGAACGGAAGAAAAATGATTCTTCCAGTAAACATTCAATTTGTAGCTGATAGAATTTTAAATTCTACTCTTAGAGTTGGTACTGCTGACAACGACATTAACGCTCTCAGAAACATGGGTATGTTACCAGAAGGTTATGTAGTAAATCACTACTTAACTGATACGGATGCATATTTCATTAAAACTGATTGTCCTAATGGATTCAAACACTTTGTTAGAGCACCTCTGGCTACAGGCATGGAAGGTGACTTTGATACAGGAAATATGAGATACAAAGCTCGTGAGAGATATAGCTTTGGTTACTCTGATCCTCGTTGTGTTTACGCATCTCAAGGTTCATAAAAAATCACTGGATCCTCCCAGATAGA